TTCTCAAGCTCAGCCCGCAATCTACCTATGTTCCAGCTTTCCTCGTAGAACCTTGGTATAACCTCGTTGAGGTGATCGTAGCGGTAAGCGTACATATCCCGTAGTATCTGCTCGGTGTGACGTGCTGACCATCGGGAGGCGGTCTGGTTCACCTGGTCCCAGTTCACGCCAATGTTGATCTCGGCCATCAGGTTCTCGGACTGCTGTAAGAACACGTCGGTCAATATCGGCTCCACGTCCTGCTGAATAACACGCCAGCCGTTTGACCAGTAGTCGTTAGGAACGTTGGCAAGCCTGGGAGGGTCGCCCAGGTAGTCAAGGAGCTTGTTCAGTTCCTTGCGTAAGTCCCGGCCCACAACACGGGCCAGCCTTGCTTCTAACTCGTCACGGTTGACGATGTCCACTAAAAACACTCCTTACACTGCCAGCTCACAACCTTCTGGCCAACTCTGGCGTACATGACCCAATACCCATCCTTGCGCCATCTCAAACGCCCACACTTACAGCACCGCATGGGGATGTGGTCAATCAGCCAATACTTTATGCGCTGCCAAAACTTGGTCACGGATAACCCTTCCATTCCTTCGCCTGCTCAAACACACGCCCAACATCATCAGCATCTGTGATCGCCTCAAGCTGACCTGAGATAGCCGCGTGTAGTCCTTTTGGTATGATGTCGGTTTCAAACTCCCGCAATTCCCGCCCATCTTTAATGCGCTTCTCTGCAAACCGCATCCAGCGGCCCAGCTCCTCATCAAACCTGGAAGGCGGCTGGACCTGCTCATCCCGTTCCTCCTGGTGTGTTTCCAGCATGGACATTTCCTCGTCAGTCAGTTCAATTCCAGCCTTGCGCATCGCAAGCTCAATCGGCATCCCTGCCTGAACGTAATTGAGCAGCAGTTCAGCGCGCTGGTTTTCATCATCCTGGAACAACTCAAGTTCATTGAACGCAAACTCCAGCCGCAGCCCCTCACGTTCCAGTAGCTGCGTGTTCAATACACTCTCGTATTTCCTCGCCCTGGGCATGACCGTATCCTCATAGAAGGACTTGCGATCCTCAACAGCAGTAGCATAGTTCGCCGCCTCGCTATCCATCAACGTCTTAGGTACACCAAAGGCCACCGCCAGGTTATGCTTTGCCTCTGCGTTTATCTCAGGCATTGCAAGGTCTTTCAGATCCGGGGTTAGTTTGGTTGGCGTAATACTGCCAGCCCTTATCCCCAACACCCGAAAGGCGTTCTTAATTGCCGTTGCTGACTTTTGGAACCAGCTTTCGACCCGCTTTATTTCGCCCTTGTCCGTGCTGTCAATGCCCAGCAGGGTAACGGGCATCGCACCGCCCTCAAAATACATCTCAGGGAACTTTGACAGGGCAAACAGTAACTTTGCATCCATGTTCCCAGCTTTGCCTGCGCTGATCCCTGGCAGAATATCTTGGGCCGGATCGTACTCCGCAAAGTAGACCATTTCATAAACGCCGGTATAGATGTTGTTTTCCCAAGTTGCTCCGCTGGCGTTCTGTTTGATTGTAATAACGCCATCCTTGTATTTCACATCCATATCAAACGGGTTGCGATAAACAACGTCCTTTTGATAGCCGCTGTCATTACCAACAATTTCCCCATAAGCCCCACCGGACAGCAAGGCCCCAGCCTCCCATTTCCAGAGAAGCTCGGTCAGCTTGGTGGGGTAGGGCCAGTCCTGTTCCTCCTGCTTATCATCATCCTGGAGGTTGTAAATCTTGATCGGTACACTTGCTAATGTGTCGCATCTGATCTGCACCAGCCGGAACAGGTAGGGGACTTTTTTGTAAAGCGTGGCGTTGTCATCCGGTACGCCATCGCTGGAGATAACGTCATACCAGCCTGGAATGTCGGTAATAGCTTTATAATTTCGTGTCATAATTTCTCCTATGCGCCAAAAAGAATGACGCCTCGGCTGTTTGCAATCCCATCCCATGCAATAGCCAAACTCATCACGGTATCATCATGCATCCCGTCAGGTGCTGAATACCGGAAGGAACCGGAGGCGGTACGTTTGCTCTCAAAAGACAGTAGTTCGCCAATCAAAACGGGGTCATCCAGTATCTTAATGTTTCCATGTTCAAATGCCGATTGCAGCCCCTGAATGATGTTCTGCTTTGTGGCGTTGGTGGTAGTGAAGGGAACCACACCAAGACCACGTTCCACCATGTGGTCAATCACAGGCCGTCCAATACTGTTGGCCTCAATAATCATCGTGTCCAGGTGCCACTTCTCATAAACCGCCGCCAGTCTGTCAATCAATACCGGATAGTCCACCCGATTGAAGCGATCCATGTAAACCATTTCCTTGCTCTCAACATCCATAACACTTACAACCGTGTAGTCCACACTCGCCGCAACGTCCACACCGGCAATATACTGGCGGTCAGGCTCAGGCCCCTCAAGCGCATCCATCACCGCCGCATCCTGCACCCTGCGGAATACACCGCCCTGATCGTCAATAAACTCTGCCAGATACTCTTGCCGAAAGATGATCTCCGGCAATACCCCTTTGGCGGTTTCAATCTCTTGCTTTGGCATCAGGGGATTGTCGCTGGTCGGGTAGGTGAAGGACTGCCAGTCATCCTCGCCCCTTTGCCCTAATTGATATAATTCCCAAAACCAATTGCGGCCCCTAGGGGTAGAAAAGAATAACGCCCGGCCCTCCCGATCTGTTAACGTGGGACGTATAGCGTGCGTCCAGGCTTCCCGCTTGGTGTAGGCCGCCTCGTCAAATACTGCCAGGTCAAGGCTCTCACCCCTCAGCTTGTCCGGGTCCTCGGCCGATCTGATCCCAATTGTGCCACCGCCTGGGAACGTAAGCCGGCGATCCGCAAGCCGAATATCAACACCGGGTAACTGCATCGCTGTTTTCACCATAGGCCGCCAGCCCACCTCTGCCATCTTATAGGTCGGGGCAATCCACCAAGCCCGACCGCCTTTGATCGCAACCTCAAAACACTCAAGTCCGCCCAGATAGGTCTTGCCAAACCTACGCCCACAAGCCACAACCCTGAAGCGTGAAGGGCAGTCGTGGATCTCGCTTTGTGACCAGGTAAGGTTTGCATTAATCCTCATCCGCTATTCGCTTCGGTATCGGTTCGCCGAACACAATGTCGATCTCTCCGCTGTGCTCCGTTTTCTGGTCGATCTTTTGGGTGGGCATGAAATCAGGGTCGATCACCTGTAACCACCACTTTGACATCTGCAAATCGCCGCCTTGAATGGACTTGATGATGTTGTGCTTCGCCTTGTCCGTGATTTTGTTACGCTCGGCTTCCCAAGCCTCAGCAACGGTAACATAATCCTCAAGGTATCGTTTGGCGGTATGCCAGCCACAGCCGACCTTATCCGCAAGCGCGCTAATAATGCCACCCGTACCAGGGATCGCATCAATGAACTGCTTTGCGGTAAATTGTCGCCTGTTAGCCATACCTACCCTTCTGATTAAATTCGCGTATTATTCCACCAACACCGGCTCGCCGCCGGTAACGTCTACCCACCTTTGGATTGCCACCGCAACGTAAGCTGGACTGATTTCAACAGCCCTGCATTTGCGGTTCAGGCGTTCACAGGCGATGAGGGTCGTGCCACTGCCGCTAAAAGGCTCCAGAACAACATCGTCAATTTCAGAATTGTTTTTTAGCATTATTTCAACAAGCTCTATCGGTTTCATTGTTGGGTGTTCTTCTGAAGACTTTGGTCTATCCACAAACATACAGCTGGATTGTTTCCGGTCACCATGCCAATGATGCGCTCCGTCTGGCTTCCAACCGTAGAGTATATTTTCGTGTTGGAAGTGATAATCGGCTCTCGACAATACAATCTGGTCTTTCACCCATACAAGACCCCATCGAAACTCAAAGCCGCTGTCTGTAAAGGCTGCAATCAATCGCGGGAGCAGCGTGCCCGCCGGGCACGCTGCGTATATCGCCGCTCCCGCGATTGTATAATCAGCGCAAATCCTAAAACAAGACCTAATAAACAACTCCAATTCTTCCGGTTTCAAATTATCATTTTCTATTGTCCGAACCCGATAGCCCATCGGGTTAGACGCTTCAAGTTTGTCGCCATAACTAACGCCATAAGGCGGATCTGTCCACACCATCTTAGCTAAATCTCCACCCATCACCCTCTCAACAACCGCCTTATCCGTACAATCACCGCAAATAAGCCGGTGCTCGCCTAACTGCCACAACTGCCCTGTTTCCACGCCCCAAATCTCGCGTAGTTCCTCCGCCCTGTCAATCTGCGGTTCGGCGTCTTCAGGCGAGTCGGGCATCCACAAATCAAGGTCAAGGTCTGACTTCTCAAAACCCCAATCCAGCAGGTCGTTAAGTTCAAAATTGTTCGCAAGTGTGTCAAAATTCCATTCTGCCACGTTCTTATTCAACCTGACGTTTAATTCCCTAACCTCATCAATGGTTAGTTCACGTTCTGGAACACGAACGTCTATCTCAAAATCAGGTGGCATTTGCATCAAAGTTTCCATTATCTTTTTCCGCTTATGTCCGCCGATAATGGTATTATCTGTGTTTATTACTAATGAGGCTGCAAGCCCGAATTTATCCAAGCTCTTTTTTAAATCTTCAGCTTGCTTTTCTGTTATCTGTCTAGGATTGGATACATAGGGCACTAATTCCTTTATTTTTCTTTTTTCATTATGCCATTTTATCATTACACCCTCGATACCATTTTTTATTACTTGTTTATAAGTCAAAAGTCATAAAATGGCTACCCCTTTATCAACGTCAAAGTCATCAGGGTAAATGATAGGGTCATATTTTTCGATGTCATCGACTATCATTTGTAGGGCTTCCGTCAAATCATCAATACTCTCAAAATATGTCAATGACGCCTCGACCCAACCCACCGGTATACCATCACCATCTGTAAATATCTCGGCCACACTCGCATAAAATTCAAGATTTATCAATTTACTTTCTGGCTTATGCAAAACAATGCCATAATGCCATGTCATTTTATCTTTCATAGTGCCATCAATCTTCCGCCCCCACATCAGATAATTCGCCCCAGTCATCAGTATCCCAGTCTCTGCTCAACACACCTTCTGACGCTATAGCACAATCTAAATTCAGTTTTCCGTTATTGTCGGGCTCATCCATCACGTCTCCAAATCTCGGCAGTCCGTTCCAGCATCCGGCGCCACGTGTACAGCACCGGCGCATCCTGTCTTAGCGTTCCAGGCATACCAGGCTCTACATATCGCCAGCGCCAGTAGAACACATGATACAATGCAAATGTATTAATATCGAATTTGGTCATAATTCCTCTGGTGGGGCATCGGGAAAAGGAGAGTAACCCTAACGCCCCACCGTTGCCAGGAGAGAGATGAAGGGGATGATAGCTATAATTCCTTGTCCAGTCTTTCGTCTGTCTTTCCTTGCCATATTTCCAAATCTTTAATCCTGTTCCGGTTCTCGCACGACTGTTCCTCGATCACGTCCAGTTTACCTTCGATCTCACGCAACTCGGCATCCATGTGTTTGATCTTGTTCTCAAGCGATCTCACAAAGGCCAGAATTTCAGGCGTCACGCTCTCCTAACCTTTCCTCAAGCTGGCGGATCCGTTTGTTTGCGTCCTCAAGCTGGCGTGTCAGGTATCCGATCTTCTGGCCCTGGGAACGATTCAGCTCGATCTGCTGATTGCGCTCCCGCTCAAGCTCCTCGACTTTGTCCTTAAGGGCACGGTTTTCTTCTGTTAAAGCTTCTATCATAGCGTCGCGCCCCTTCAGCTTGGCCTCGACGTGCTCCACACGGGCGTGCAGCGCTTCAATGCGGGTCTGCATCGTGTCACATATCCTTTGTGAGGATAGCAGCATCTTGGCTATGGTTTCCTGCTCGATTAACTCGGACTCGGCCTCGGTTTTTTTTCGGTTGAACAGCCCGTTAACAATAGCAACCCCAAGCCCGCCCGTGAGCAGGCCGGTGATTGCGGCGACGATGATGGTAGTCCAATCCATGTAGACTCCGATGAATCAAAACAGCCCTACCAAAGTAGGGCTATTCGATTAAAAGTCACTTCCGAACTTGCCAGATGCCTTTGCTCCCGCATCCTCAATAGCAATACCGCCTATCACAACGGCCACCAGTGCGGCGATGGTCTGCCAGATTTCCTCCGGGACCTCAAAATAAAACAGTACAACCGCCTGGATCACACCAAACACTGCTAACCAAAACTTGCGGGATTTTAATAGACCACTCATGTATACTCCTTGTCTAATATTAAAAAACAACGCCCAACACAACATAATTCGGTTGTGCCGGGCGGTCAGGTGCGGCTAAAGGTGGCGACCGACGTACTTGCCACCATATTCAATTATAAACGTTCTACAAACCTTTGTCAAGTAAAATGCTTGTTTTATACATGACTCCATGTTACGCCATATACAATGTTTTCAATTGTCCTAAAACTTACCCTATACTTATCGGCCAAAAATTGGTAGAATGGGGTTTTTTCTCCGCGTTTAAATTCTCTTAATTTAACGGACGCCTTGATTTCTTTTACATGTTCATTGGTTAGTACATTGTTTCCGGTTTGCTCACCCCTCGGCGCCGCTGGCACTCGGCCCTTATCAAAAGAATCCTGTATATTTTCGCTGTGTGTACCCAACCACAAGTGACCTGGATTTACACACGCTGGATTATCGCAGGCGTGACAAATCTCCATATTCTCTGGTATTTGTCTATTATTAAAAATAACCCAACTTACTCTGTGGGCATATCTGCTCCTGCCGTGCAAATGAAACCTTCCATATCCCTTTGATGTTTTGCCCCCTTTCCAATTCCAGCAACCCTCATCCCCTTCCGAATCAACATATTTCCAAAACCTATACTCATCCCTATTTGTAAATGCGTCAAGATTTATCATCTTTCACACCTCATAAGCCTTGAACTTAACCAGTCTCTGACAGTAGGGACACGTCGTCTGCACGTACTCATCCATAATTGGCACGTCCATCCCCCACCAATGATAATGCCGCACCAGCCACGCCCTGCCGTTCTTCTCCCGCAGTTCGCCGATCACACGTCCACAGGTGGGACAGCGGTACTCGCCCACCAGGGGATAGGCAAGGATGGGCTTGTAATCGGCGTCAACGGGGAGGAGGGGCATTAGTCTTCAGCAGCCGCCCTGCACAGCGCCATCACAAACACGGCAGTATTGAAGCCGATGCAAACTCCAGCAATTAACCACAGCCACCACATAGATACCTCCTATTTCATCAAATCCGCTAACGGCGCCCAAACAAACAGGGGCTTCGGCTGCCACGCCTCAGGCTCTGGCTCCCATGACGGGGACGGTTCGGACGTGGTGACAGGCTCCAAAACAGGCTCAACGGTTTCTGGTTGCGGTTCAGAACTCTCCACTGGATAGCCCTGAGCGGGATTTGGGACACTCGCGGTACTATTGTCCTCTGTTTCGGCTATTTTTGGCTCTACGGTTGGCGGCATTTTTGGCACTGGCGTCCACTGCTCGGGCGGAGGCTTTCGGGTTGGCGTTTCCACAGGGTAGCCGTCAACCGGGTAACCATCATCGCTACCCCAAGCCCCAACGGGGATCACAAGGGCTGCAAAGACCACAAACACCAAAAAAACAGCCAACAGCAATCCAATAATGTAAAACGCATCTTCAATATGTTTCATTTTTATCTCCTTTTTTCATC